ATAAATGGGAAGAAGAAATAAAGGGTATTAGAAAAGTTCAAGAAAAACAAAAAGAGGAGTGGTCAAAATAAATATGACTAATAGCAAACTTACGGTTTTAGAAAAAAATATTTTTTATTATGAAAAAGCTATGTCTAACCACGAGACATTAATTGAAAGAATTGAAAAACTTGACGAGCTAACTGACCCTGAAAAAGAAAATGAATACTTAATCACAAGGTGGAAAACTTGGGGACCTGACGAAAATAATACTTTTGGAATGCAAAAACGTGTAGTAGATTCTTTAAGAGCAGATTCAGATTCCCCACTATACCTAGATCTGGTTCAAATAGTTTTAGACGTTGAAACTGCAATTAAGGCCTGCTCTTACGATTATGCAAAAAAGAATAATTTAGAAATTGGCTTTTTATCTCCATTATCTATATCAAAATATGATAAAGGAGCTAATATGGGAAAACATGTTGATTCATATGATGAAAATGGATTAGAAACAATTTCTGTTGTTGGATATATTAATGATGACTATGAAGGTGGAGAAATAGAATTTCCAGAACAAAACATAATAGTTAAACCTACAGCTGGATCAATAATTATTTTTCCATCACAAAAGCCATATTTTCATTCTTCTAATACTATAAAAAATGGAAATAAATACATATCTCCTGGATTTTGGAAAAAACAAAAAGCCTAAATTACTTTTAGTAAATAGTTCCTGGAAGTTCCATTTTTAGTATATTTTCATTAGGCTTTAATGGAGTTAGCCAGCTCATTAAATTTTTTACATCTTCATAATATTCTGGGGTTTTGTAGTTACTAAAAGTTCCTGGATTTTTGTCTGCAGGAAGAGAAAATGTAGAAAACGCATATCTGTTACCAGATAATACTTTCTTTACACCATGAAGACAATCATCAAGCGCACCATGAATTACAAGATCACCAGGCTCTACTGCAATTTCTATTCCTTGTTTAGGATAATATACTTCTCCACCAGTAAAATCTCCAAAATAAACAATGGCTCCCCAACTCAATAAGCAACATGTTGCCCAAAGGTCTGGGACGGTCAATGATTCATGATTTCCTTCTCCAGGACTATCACAATGTGGAAGCATTTCTTTATCTTCTTTAAAATGTAAAAGACTTAGTATTGGGTGTATGACATACTCGGGATAAAGCAGCTCTGAAATGCTTTCCCATACTTCATGTAGCTCAAAAGTAGCTGGTGTTAGTCCAAATTGAATTTCGTCAAAATAGTGACTAACAGATACCTTTTTAAATATATACTCATTGATTTCATTTACCTTTTCTCTAGGAATGAAATTTTTATATAAAAATATTTTTTCATCTAGCTTTGTTATATTAGGGTTATCTGTAAACATGATTTTATTATATCACAGTTTAAGAAATCTTGAATTCATTTGTTTGTTTTTTGTCCTATACCCCACCCCAAAAACAATACCAGAGACACAAAAATCATAAAGCTCTAACCCTAAAGAAAACCTTTATCTCTTTTAAATAAGCGTGTTTTTATTTTTAAACTTATGATATACTTTAGACTGCTTCGTAAAATAGGAAGCACTGGTTAATTTTTCTATGAAGGGTAAATAATAAATGTCAGAAAGCGTATTTTCATTTCGTCTATCAGAGGATTTTGTAACAAAATACTCACTAACCCCAGCACCTTTTGGTTTTTCAGATGCAGGGTCTAACTCTTTGGGGGAAATTACCTTCATTAGGACGTATTCTAGAATGAAAGAAGACGGAACAAAAGAACGCTGGCACGAAGTTTGTCGTCGTGTAATTGAAGGCATGTATTCGGTTCAAAAAAATCATGCTAAAGATAATCGTTTACCATGGAACGACAATAAGGCACAAAAGTCTGCCCAGGAAGCTTTTCAGAGAATGTTTGAACTAAAGTGGACACCACCAGGACGTGGACTATGGGCATTTGGAACTCCTATGACTATGGAAAAGCGTAACTCTGCATCCCTTCAAAATTGTGCAATGGTATCTACTCGTGATATTGATCGCAATGACCCAGGCGCCCTTTTTGCTTGGGTAATGGATGCTTTAATGTTAGGTATAGGTGTAGGATTCGATACTATTGGTCAAGATAAAAATATGCCAATTTATGAACCAACAGAACCAGAAAATATTTGGGAAATACCAGATACTCGTGAAGGATGGGTAGATTCAGTTAGAATGCTATTAAACTCATATCTTCGTCAAAACCAACCTATTCAACAGTTTAACTATGACCTTATCCGTCCACTAGGTGCCCCTATTAAGGGCTTTGGTGGCGTTGCTAGCGGTCCAGCACCACTTATTGCGCTACATGACAGGATAAATCATGTTATTGGCTCTAGAGCTGGAGAGACGCTTGATTCTAGGGCTATTGTTGATATAGTTAATCTTATTGGAACCTGTGTTGTTTCAGGAAATGTTCGTAGGTCTGCTACTCTTGCCCTTGGAGCCTCGGGAGATGAAACATTTATTAATCTTAAAAATCCAGAAGCATTTCCAGAAAGAAATTCTTATGATTCAGAAAAACCAGGATGGGCTTGGATGAGTAACAACTCTATTGCTGCTGAGGTTGGAACAAAGTATGAAGATTATGTAGATTTAATTTCAGATAATGGTGAGCCAGGTTTTATTTGGCTTGATGTAGCTAGAAATTTTGGTCGTCTTGCAGATCCTGCAGATGGAAAAGATTCTAGAGTTATGGGGTTTAATCCTTGTGCAGAGCAACCGCTAGAGTCATATGAATTATGCACACTTGTAGAAGTGCATTTAAATCGCCATGAATCTAAAGAAGACTTTCTTAAGACATTAAAGTTTGCCTACCTATACGGTAAGACTGTAACTCTTCTTCCAACACATTGGCAACAAACAAACGGTATTATGCAACGTAACCGCAGAATTGGAACATCTCTTACTGGCATTGCATCATTTGCAGATGAGAATGGACTTCCAGCTGTTCGTGAATGGATGGATGAGGGATATCAAAAGATTCGTCACTATGACCATGAGTATTCTGAGTGGTTATGTGTTCGTGAATCAATTCGTGTAACAACAGTTAAGCCATCAGGCTCTGTATCACTTCTTTCTGGTGCTACTCCTGGAGTTCACTGGGGCCCTGGTGGTGAGTTTTACCTTCGTGCTATTCGTTTTGGTAATACAGATCCTATGCTACATTTATTTAAAGCAGCGGGATATAAAATTGAAGATGATCTAGTCTCAGCAAATACTTCAGTAGTATATTTTCCAATAGCATCAGGACACAAGCGTTCTGAAAAAGAAGTTAGCTTATTTGAAAAAATTGGTTTAGCAGCAACTGCTCAAAAATACTGGTCAGATAATGGTGTTTCTGTAACACTTTCATTTGATAAACAAGAAGAAACAAAGTTTATTGCTCCAGCCCTCAATATGTATGAAGGACAGCTAAAGGCAGTCTCATTCCTTCCCATGGGAAATAAGACTTATCCTCAACAACCTTATACCGAAATTACTCGTGAAGAATATAATTCTCATGTGGGTAAAATTGGTAAAATTGATTGGTCTGCTATTTATGATGGAGTAGAAAATCTTGAGGCTGAGGGAGAATCTTATTGCTCTACAGATGCCTGCGAGATTAAATTATATTAATCCCCATCCTGCTATAATAGGGTTATCATGTCTAACCCATCAAATCTTTATGCAGAAAAAATATACGCAGAGCATCCCCTGGTGCTTTGGGCATTAGACGACCAATCCGACTATGTTAGTCTTATTTCAGAAAGCCAGCGAGATATAGAAAGTCAATGGTTTACTACTGGCGGAACAGCAACAGAATCAACCATAGGCTCAGAGCCATTTTTAGATAGCACAACAACGTTATTAGAAGGAAATGTTCCAGTTGGATCTGAAGGTGAAATAGTTTGCATTAGTCCAGATCTTGTTAATTTTTTAGATTTAAACTCAGAATTTGGAACATTTTCTGTTGGTTTATATTTATATTCAAACAGTGCATATACTAAATCAATATCAGTTGGGTATGAGTATACAGACACCACTACGTCACTAATTATTCAAAAATTAGAAACTTTTGAAACAACCTTATTTCAAAGCTGGGGTTTTGTTTCAAAATCTTTTGAAATTCCAAACGAATATACAAATTTACGAATAGTGGTTAAAGTAGGATATTTATCTGGCGGTTCTAATGCAACAGATTATCAGTTTTATTTAAATGGTATTACTCTGGGCCAATGGTCAGAAGAGTTTAATACAACATCGCTTGGTGTAACCCCACAGGTATTTCCATCTGAAATAGCTATAAATACAACAGACAAAGTTGTTCCGGCAGCAGCTTATGGACTTTCTTCAAACCAGGGATATTACATAGTAAATAATAATGCCTTGCTTGCAAGAAATACTAGCATTCCTTTAGTTTATGGTGCATCTGGAGTTACAAAGTTAATACCAAACACATCACAAAATCCTTCTTTGATAATTCCTGGCAAAGGATTTTTAAATGAAGTTGGAAGGTATAAAGAGTATACAGTAGAATTTTGGGCAAGAATAAATTCAAACACCGCAGAGCCTAAAAGAATATTTGGACCAATTGCTGGAGCTAATGGCTTATATGTGGAATCTGGTTTTCTAACTTTAGTTATTGGAAATAGCTTTGCTTCACATTTTGTTGGTGAATGGGTAAGGCCAATGCTTATTCAAATTAGAGTAATTAGTAATTCTGCAACGATGATATTAAATGGTGAAGAAGTTGTATCTATTACAATTGATACAGATGGTATGGATTTGCCTTCAGAATTTATTAATGGAGATTCACAAGACTGGCTTGGTTTCTATGCTTATGAAGATGTGTCTCCAGTAGAGATAGACTGTGTTGCAATATATTCATATCAAGTTCCAACTATTGTTGCTAAAAGGAGGTGGGTTTACGGACAAGGGGTTCTTTCTCCCGAAGGTATTAACTCAGCATACGGAGGATCTTCTGCCTTTATAGATTATCCGTTTGCAGACTATACATCAAATTACAACTATCCATCTTTTGCACAATGGCAACAGGGATCTTTTGATAATCTCGTTACAACTTCAACATCGCTAACAACACCAGAATATTCATTGCCTGAAATTTCTTTAGGATCAAAAACATTAAATAGTTTTTATTTAGATAATCAAGAAATTCAAGATGTTTCTTCGGGTCTTACAGTTCCATATAAATTTGTCACGTTTAGACCAAATGAAACCTGGTCTGGACTGGGAACTTATTTTAATTTTCCAAGCTTAAACATTTTAAATAATAGGGTTAAATCTATATATGGGGTATTTAGTAGTAGCGTTTTGTTAATTGATGGAGGACTATATAACTCTGCTCAAACGTCATTGGCTGACGCAGAATATTACAATACCTTAACTTGGTCAGAAGTATATGATGGCGGTAGTGCACTTGCAGATGGATTTGCTCAAACATTAATAAAAATATACAATCCTTCTACTAATGACTTTTTTGTTATAAAATTTAAGAAACTTTATACACAACAGAAACAGTTGAGTCTGATCAACTTTTTGCAGTTGGCATTAATATAGATGATTTGACAAATCATTTTGGAGGAAATGTTTCAGCTTTTTTTGGTAATATAAACGGCTTAAAAATTTATGTTGCAGGGGACGAAGAGTTAGAAAATTCATTTTCTGGCAAAATATACTCTTTAGGATTTGCAACAGACCTTAACCATAAATCAATATCAAATTATTTTAATGAACTTGGAATTGTTAAATTTGATGATTTGTCAGAAAGCGGGGCAATAGAAGAAACAAACGCCATTGCTCTTATAGACCACACAGCAAGCTATACGCTTCTACCAGTTGAGGCATATGATAAATTCTTTTTAGATATTGGTGTTTCTGGATACTGGCAAGACTATTTGCCACTATCATATTTTGCACAATTTGTAGCCAATGATGTTGGAAATGAGTTCTATGATCTAGACTTTTTACAATTTAATATTGGATATCCATCACCAGATAAGGTTTTAGAGGTTGAGTCTATTGCAGAAAGCTGGACATATTCTGATTTAAAGAATGAATACAAAAACCCAGTTCAAAGAACATATGAGCAGCTAGGAAACATTCTTTACACTGGTTGGTCAGATTATCAAGATATGTTAGAAAAATCTGAAAAGTTTTATCAGTATGACACAACCAATGCCTCAATTAGAAGTTATTTAACATTTCAATATATTGATGCGGGAGCAAATGCATTACAAGATTCTTTTACTATAAATGAAACACCAAAAAGCAACAAAATAATAGACATGGATGACCATCCAGCATGGGCAAATACTAGATTTGAAATTATCGACAACACACTAATATATCCTACAAAATCTGTTGACTTTAATGACTTGGCTGTTGTATTTAATTTGGAATTTAATTTAAGGAACACATTGACAAAGCCAATAAAGCTTAATAAATTAGAGTTTGCATCTCAAGCATTAAGCGAAAATTCTTTTAATTCAATTGGAACTCGTTTTGGACTTAACCTATTTCCATATAAAAGATCTGGAATATATTTTGACTATAAATCTAAAAATCCATTTAGCATATATAAGGGAAGCACTCCCTATTTGTATTTAGATAGAAAAACTGGAATACAGGTTCGTGGTGAATTTGATAAACAAATAAATCGTGGAATTGCTGTTCCTATAAATCAAGAATTATCTTCAAGCTATCGTGTTAGTGCTACACAGCTTTGGATGAGGTATGATGAAGAAAATTTCCCACTAGTTCCTACCGAAATATTTGAAATTAATTATAAAAACGATACTATTAAATTTTACATGGTTGCGGATAGTCAAAAAGGAAACAGGGCAAGAGTTTATGCAAAAAGTCAAAGCACTGGGCTAGATGTAGATGGATTATCGTATTTTTGGAACGGTCTGTTGGTTAAAGAGCCAGTTATAACAATAAAAGAATGGGGAGTTCTTGGAATAGCATTTTCAAATGCATTAAATTTTGACTTGTATCTTGGAGGAATTAACCTAACTGGCCCAATGCTATTTAATAATGTTGGATATTATCAAGCTAACAACCTACAACAGGTCCAGAGCGCATTAACTAGGCCTTGGCTAAAAGTTAAAAATGATGGCATATCCAACCTTAATTGGCAATACTGGATAAATAATTTCACTTGGCAGGGCGTTTTAGTTATTGGAACGTCTAACCTATATGGAGTAAGCCCAGACTCAGTTTATAAGACTTACCTTGGAACTAATAAAATTATTATTGATGATTCAGAAGGAATGATTTTTGATGCAGATAGGGTAAAAATATATGCAGATACAATTTGGCAGACATCTGTCAGTGTCCCTGTCTAATATGCTATACTTGTGGTTATGGATAATGAAATTCTTAAAAAAGTTGGCAATGTCCGACGCAAAGTAATAGAAAAAGACTACAATTGGGGTCTTTATGTGTATAAAAAGTCTGATGGAAATTGGTTTACTGATGGAAGTGGTAGTGTTTTAAACATTCCATCAGAGCGTGGAGATATATCAAAAATTTCAGAGCTAAAAAAGGTAGCCCTTCACTACGGAGATGATGGTGAAGGAAAATGTGTTTTTGTTCCAGGACTCACCAGAATTAGCGAAGAAGAGTATTCAGAACAACTAGATAGAATGAAAAGTGGCTTAATCCCATCTATGAATGATCATGGAGCTTGGGTAGCAGCACGACAAACCTATGATAAGTATGGTAGCGATGAGTAACGAATATGTAAGTGTTGGACTAAACACTCAAGAAAAAGATGAAAATATTTTTGCTTCTCAAGATCCTTTTAATAAGTCTTGGGAAAACTTAAAAGACTATTCTGGACTTGATCAAAATTTTCGTAGAAAAACTGCACGGAATGTAACAAAAGCAATTAACGCTGCAACTAATGCATACTTAGATTCAGCCAATGCAACACCTTCGGGCGTAGATGCTTCATCAAAAGCCATTAACCCTGGAACTGTATATCGTAATGGATATGGGTTGTTTGATGTAATTACTCCACCATACAATATGTATGAGTTAGCTAACTTTTATGATACCTCTTTTGCTAATCATGCTGCTATTGATGCAAAGGTAGAAAATGTAGTTGGTCTTGGATACTCATTTGAAGTTGCAGATAAAACAATGCTTAGGTTTGAAATGAATGATGATCAAGCAGCAGTTGACCGAGCTCGTCGTAGAATCGAAAGAATGAAACTTGAACTTAAGGATTGGGTTGAAAACCTTAATGATGATGACTCATTTACAAAAACAATGGAAAAGTTTTACACAGATGTTCAAGCTACAGGAAATGGATTTTTAGAAATAGGAAGAACGGTAACTGGAGAAATAGGATACCTTGGCCACATTCCAGCAACCACGGTCCGTGTGCGTCGCCTTCACGATGGATTCGTTCAAATTATTGGAAACTCTGTAGTTTATTTTAGAAATTTTGGGGCTAAAAATAAAAACCCAATGACAGCTGATGCACGTCCAAACGAAATTA